AATAACGTAATCAACGCTGATGACCTTACATTCTTCTGTGGGCCAGCAGTATTTACTCGTATTGTATCAGGACTTACAAAAGATAACCTCTACCACTTCGATCCTACTTCAGTAGAGCGTCGTAACGGAATTTACGAAGTACCACTACCAGGTTTCCCTAACGTTAAAATCGTAGGTACTTGGGGTCTAAACGGATCAGAACGTGTAGTATTAGGACCATCATCAGATATGTACATTGGTACTGACTTACGTAGTGACGTAGAAAACTTCCAGACTTGGTATGATATTAACAGCGACGCTATCAAGTATCGTTTACGTACTAAACTAGGAGTACAGATTGGTCACCCAGCATATTGGGTATCTAACGACCAAGCATAAGAAGACTAGTATAACGGGCGGTTTCGGCCGCCCATTTTTTAACCAAAAAAACCAACATTAACATGGCTTGTGATATTACTTCAGGTTTTACGTTAGGATGTAGAGATAACTCAGGAGGGATTAAAAACATTTATATTCTTTCAGGGTCTATTACTACTGTAACGGAAGCCTCAGACGGTCTTATCAGTGACATTAGTGGTTCAGGAACTTTCTATAAGTTCGAATTAACTAAGAACACTGGAGACTTAACAGAAGCACCGACTCCATCACTCGAAAATGGAACAGTGTACTATGAAAGTACTCTTAATGTTGCTTTCCACAAACTTCAGTCTTCTATCCGTAATCAGGTAAAAGTCTTGGCTCAAAACCCAGATCTCAAAATTATATGCGAGACGAATAATGGAATTGAGTCACCTTATACTGGTCGTTACTTCCTTATTGGAAGATACAGAGGAGCTACTATGTCTGCTGGATCAGCAACAACAGGTACAGCCTTTGGAGATGCTAACCAATATGCCTTGACTTTTCAAGGATTGGAACCAGAACCAATGGATGAAATTCAATCTTCTGACGGAACCGTTGATTTCCTTAGCGGTATCTCAGTAGGATAATAACAATAAGGAGCAAAGGGATTGGTTATAAGAGATCAGTCCCTTTCTTCTAATTTAATAACATATGCAGAGTTTACAATACGGTAGTTCAGGAACACAGACCATAGCAGTATGGCCGGAAGTTACTTCATCACTTGCAAGTAACCCTTCAGCTTCATTTGATATGACTTTATCAAGTGATTATAGTAAAGCAGAAACAACTGTAGAATTAACTCTCCTTAACACACCAACTAGTGTAACACCTAGATTGGTTTTTTCTCTAAACAAAGCGCAGTTACCAGCATATACAGGTAATTACACTATTACAATTAGAGAACAATTAGATGTACCTGCTATATGGGGACAAATTGCTACTTTTTGGACTGATTATGATAAGATATGGAGTTCAGCAGTTGCACCAGGAGGAACTACATCAAATACTTTAGATACAGACAGAGCTTGGATATCTGGTTCAGATGTACCAACTTTCTCACAATATACATCTCCTGATGAAACAGGAGCTTATTCAATTTATCAAGGATGATGGAGAAAAATAAATTTCACTTCGCTAAATTAGAGAGATTTAACTCACCTAGACTTTCATACAAAGAAAAGGCAGAAGGTAAGTATGTTAAAAGCGGAGACGACAATCAGTTCCCTAAACACCTGATTGAGTTATACAATCAATCTTCTATACATGCAGCTGCTGTAAATGCTACAGTAGAAGCTATAGTAGGAGGAGGATTAATATCAGACCCAGAATATGCTTTAGATAGAGCTAATTCACACGCAGAGACGTGGAATGATATATTTGATAAAATAGCATATGATTATTACCTACACGGTAGTTATGCTATTGAAGTAATTTGGTCTATGGACCGTTCACGTATTGCAGAAGTATATCACATTGACTTCTCTAAAGTACGTGCAAGAGAAAAAACACATAGAGGATTAATTCCTGGTTATTACATTAGTGATGATTGGAAAAGATACGGAGGAGCTAAAGCAGAGGATATTGATTACTTACCAATCTTTAACCCAGAAAAAGCTGTAGAAGAACCTAATCAGATCTTTGTATTCAGAAACTACAGACCAGGACAAGAATACTACCCTCTACCTACATATAATGCAGGACTAAAGGTAATCGAACTTGATACAGAGATTGATACCTTCCACGTAAATAACATTAAGAATGGACTTGCACCTTCTATCGCGATTACTACTTATACTAATGGTAGTTCAGATGACATTAAAGCTATTGAACAAGGATTAAGAGCTAATTATGGTGGTGCAGAAAATGCTGGATCTATGATGTATATGGATGTAGCTGATCCATCTCTTAAACCAGACATTACACCAATACCGTCAAATCAAACAGATACGTACTATACAACTATCAATGATTTAACCGTACAAAAAATACTTACTGCCCATAGAATTACTTCACCAATGATGTTAGGTATCAAGACCGAAGGTCAATTAGGAGGAAGAGATGAAGTAGTAGATGCATTCTTGCTATGGGGTAATACAGTAATCGAACCTTTACAGCAAGATGTACTGAGAGGATTAGAAGATTTACTACAAGTTAACTATCCAGAAATTACAATAGGAGTACAAACCAAACAACTATATGATGACGGAACAGTAGAAGAAGAAGTTGTTACATCGGTAGAGGTTACTGCAGAAGAAGATCAAGAATTAAACGAACAAGTAGATGACACAGACATTTCTAATATCGGAGGCTAAACTTCGAGAGTATACAGACATCGATAACAATATCGATACTGCTCTAGTAAAGAACGGTATTCGAGAATCTCAAGACATTGAGTTACAACGTGTCTTAGGTACTCTTTTGTACAATAAGATAGTTAATCTTGTTGCTGCAGGAACTATTGGAGACGCAGAGAATTCTAACTATAAGACATTGTTAGATGACTATATTCAAAACTTCTTACTGTATGCTGCATACTTCTACTGTTTAGAACCAATCTACCTAAGAAGTAGAAATAATGGTTTACTTACTCCTAATGGAGGAGAGAACAGTGATGTAGCTACTAAACAACTATTTGACCTTAAGAGACAATCTTCTAAAAATAAAATGGAATTCTATGCTCAAAAGCTTAGAGATTATCTAATCGAAGAAGAAGCATTATTTCCAGAACTTACTCAATCTAACAAACTATACGAACAATATCCTGACTACGATGAACAATACGGTAGTCCTTTTGTATTTAGAAAAGACGGATACGAAGAAGAGGCTATTAGAAGAGGAATGAGAACTTACGACATACGCTATAAACAATATCCACAATAATCATGGGAAGAAATTTAACTAACCTTTATGTATCAGAATCATTTCAGTACTTACTACAAGTTAGTGGTAGTGAAGTAACTAATGGTTTAGGTGCAGATGTAGACTCACTTAACCTAGCAGTAACAAGTGCAACTTCTGCAAGTAGAGCAGACTCTGCAGCTTTATCTGATAGTGCAACTTCTGCCTCACATGCAGCTTATGCAATTACATCTTCTTTACCTCTAAGAGGTTTCGTAGGTGTAGAAGTAGGAGAAGGTAGCCTTACCTTTACTTCAGGAGATGGAGCAGAAACTATTGTACCTATCTCAGTAACAGGTTCAGTATCATCTTCACTATCATCTTCTTATGCAGCTACTGCAGATCAGTTAAAGGTAGTAAACGATACATCTAACAATGCAAGATATGTAACTTATGTGGATGTTACTTCTGGTAGAGATGATCTAAGAGCTGAAGCACAGTTTACTTATAATCCTTCTACTAATACTTTATCAGTAACAAACCTATCAGGTAATGCTTCAACAGCAACTTCAGCATCTCATGCTCTACTAGCAGATAATGTAACAGGCACAGTAACAAATGCTACTTATGCACAAAATACTATTACTACTGGTAAAAACTTATCAGGTGGAGAGATTGCAAAAGGTACACCACTATACTTTACAGGTTCTGGAACAGCAGGTAATTTAGTAGGTGTTTATCCTGCAGATGCTGGAAATGCAAATAGAATGCCAGCTGGTGGTATTGCCGGAGAAACTATGGCGGATGAAGCAGAAGGAGTAGTATTATTAGATGGATATATCGGTAATGTAGATACTTCAGCATTTAATTCAGGAGATACAGTATACGTAGCAGTAGGTGGAGGATATACAAATGTAGCACCAACAGGTTCTTCTAACTTTGTACAATTTTTAGGTACAGTAGAGAAATCAGATGCAAATGGTTCAGGTGTAATTCAGATGCAAGGAGAATCAAGACAGTTACCTAACATC